CGATACCAAACACGAACTCGACAAGATCAAGGCCGATGCCGAGGTTGAGATGCAACGGCTGGAAGCTCAGTCCTCAGCCAAAGATGTGGCTGGCAAAGCCATTGGCAAGCACGGGCTGTTTTACATTACGCTCATCGTTGTCATCGGGGTGATTTCCAGCCTGTTCCTTGAGGCCGACAAGATTGCAGCCGTGATGGGCTTGCTTGGCGCTTCGTTGACTGCGCTGATCTCCATGCTCAACGGTATTGCTGGCGACACACCCAAGCAGGAAAAGCCTGAGTTTGAAGTCATCAAGCATCTGATTGACAAGCTCGACCGCCTGAATGTGGAAGAGCAACCTATGCGTGTAGATGTGGCTGAAGGTCGTGTCACCGTCAGCAAAGGCCCAGACATCATTTCAATGAAGGAAAAAGCATGAGTGACCTGCAACCCGTAACCACCGCCATCGAGTTCTTCTCCGTGAAGGAACTAGCCTGCAAGGGAACTGGCGTTGTCAAGCTAGACCCACGGTTTGCCGAGGCACTGCCTGAACTGCGCCGAGCATGGGGTAAGGGCTTGACCCCAAACAGCATCTGCCGCACGCCAGAGCACAATGTCAAGGTCGGTGGAAACCCTAACTCGCTGCACATGACCGAGAACGCCAAGTGGCCTACTATCGGCACAATGGCTGCTGACATTAGCTGGCGCGGTTGGCCTGTCGAAGAGCAACTGGCCTTTGCGAGGGTAGCATGGGGGATGGGTTGGGCCATTGGCCTGCACAATGGCTTCTGCCACGTTGACCGCCGTGCTGATCTTGGCCTGGCTGAGTTGCCTCAGTCTGTGTTCTTGTATGGCAAGGATTGGGCCAACAACTTTAACCGTGATGACATCGTAGCCTAAATAAAGAACAGCGCAAGGGTGGCCCAAAACGCTGACCAGATGGACAGCAGGGCTATCCGTGCTGCCCACTCAAGGTACTTGTTGTTGGTGGGTGGCAGTGGCTCTCTGTCTTGCCACCGCCTGATGACCCTGGCTACCTTGGTCATCTTGGCTCCTTGACTGCCAGCACCTCACCACGCACAGTCTCACACATGAGCGAGGCATCCACCCACTTGTGTCCTGTCTGTGGGCCATACAGTTCTTGGCACAGCTTGTCAGCATGGTCATCCATTGACATGGGCTTGTCCAGCAAGTGACTCATACTGAGCACAGCCACCAGCCAGATCGTGAGCATAACGGTGTAGAGCACACCAAGTTGTTTGTCATCCATTCTGTTCTCCTTCGTCTTTGCGTGTCCACCTGTCCCAATTCAAGTACAGGCGCACGTCATTGCCAAACATTCCCATGCGTTTCCTGGCTGCCATGAGGTGATACTCAAGCAGTCGGCACTCAACGCCTTCCTCATATGCTGCTCTCTTGGTTCCACCGTGCTGGCAGACTAGGCGTAGTGTGAAGCAGTTGGATTTTGATAGACCCCAAGGATTGCAAAAGGCTCTTTTGCGATCTAGTTCTGAGATGGGTAGTCGTGTTGCGCTCATCTGTATTCTTCTTTGAGTGTCCAACCAATCTCTGTCTTGTGCTTGTGTACGTGTATCTCGTGCGTTGGGTTAGCAACTGGCAACACATACCGTCTTGCTTTGCCGTAGTAATACTTACGACCAATCTCCAAACTGAGAGCAATCTCTTGCAGCGTCATGGGTCTGTCAGCCTTTCGCAGCAGGTCTATCACACGCTGCCTTTGACGTGCTGCATTGTTAAGTTGGTCAATCGGTTTGTCGAACGGGTAAGGCCGCCATACGGTTTGTGGCATTAACACGCTCCAAAGTGAAGTGAATACCAAATCGAGGTCACTGTAATCAAGCCGATGCCGATGAGGATACCTGCCATCAGCCCAAGTAAAACAACCAGCAAAACGCTTTTGGTTTCGGGGTTCATTGTTCGTCCTCTTCTTCTTCAAGATCGGATTCATCCCATGCGTGATTGCATGAGCAGCACTCGTAGTATTCTGCATACGGTGTGACACCTTCTCTTGGCGACCAACGAATTGTGTCAAAGGAGTCGCTGCCGCACTTGGGGCAATTTGTATTAGTCATTTCATCAGTCCTAAGAATGGGTTGCTGGCTTCACGGTAGCTGGTGCCGTTGCGAATCTTCTGCACCACGCTTAAGCTAAAGCCTAGTTCTCTGGCGATCTGTCGGATGCTGCCAGTAGCGTTCTTGATGGCATCAATCTGCTCTTGTGTGCGGTTGTGTCTGGCCTTGGCAGCAAGACTAATTTTCATCACACGATCAGGTCGTCTGTGGTACTTGAGTCTGTCAGCCGTGGTTTTCTGCAACGTGGCTCTGGTGACAACTTGGATGTGGTCTGGGCAGACGCACTCCAGATTGCCGCACTTCACATGGGCAAAGCGTTTGTACGTATCCAGCCCCAAGATGTGCTGGGCAACAAACCTACGCACTGGCAAGACCTTACCCTCGTGACGCAAAGCTGGTGCCCTGTGTGAGTAAGCACCACGCCAGAGCCAACAGTCACCTTCCTCAATGGTGCGCTCCTTGATGCTGTCCAGCGTGTGAACAGAACCTTTGCGCTTGATGGGGAAGCCTTCGTTGTTGACTCGTGACATCTTACTTCTCCTGCTGGGCACCAAGCCTGCGGATACGCAACTGGTAGTCACTGGTGAGTTTGGCTTTGACTGCCACATCCACCTTGTCCAGCACAGCTTCGTTGGCTTCCTTGATCTCGCGCAGCTTGGTCATCTTGTCGCGTGGGTCTGGAATCTTGGCGCTGTCCTCAACACGCTTCATCAACGCAGAGTACGCATCCACCCAGGCATCAATCGACTGATGGACACCAACTGGCTCTTCCTGTTGCGGGATTCGAAGGGGATAGGCCGAAACCGCTTCGGATCGAGGGGCGGTATCGGACACCTTGTCGAGGGGGTTGGCTCGGCTTTTGGTACGCGATGCGGCGTTACCATCATCGTCCTCCGCCGAAATTCCGCAAGCAGCCATTAAAGAATAGCGCCGAGCGTAACTCATTGCCGAGCCATAGCCTTGTGCATCATGTTTTGTTGCGGGAACATGGAGCCTGCCAGCACTTAATGTTTCACCTGACTCGTGAACAAATACCGTTTCAATAATTACGCCATCATTGCACTCGTGTGTGTGCTGCATGAGCATGATGTTGTTCTCGTTCAGCGCCCCGATCACAGCGTCAATACACGCAGACAGGTCGGCATATTTTGAGCGATATGCAGGGTTTGTGCTGTTCTTAATTGCTGGGCCAAAGGCTTTCTGTGCCTTAACTAGCGCAGTTGCGATCTCTTTCATGTTGATTCCTTTTTCGTGAAGGTGTAGCCACCAGTTTTTTTGTACTTGCCGTACAGAACTTTGCGAATGTTCTCCCTGTGAAGCCCAAGCGATCTTGCTGCTTCAGTGATTGATTTGTATGTCTTGCCGTTTGAACAAGTTATTTCAGTTCCACGTTCGTAAATGCTTCTGATTGGTATGCCGAACTCTCGCAAACGAACCATCACAGTCGTGACGCTTACATTAAAAGTTTGTGCAATCTTGGATGCTGTAAATTTTTTATTAACATATAGAAACTCCAATGATTCTTTGTCAATAAAGTCTTTGTATGTTTTGCTCTCAGGCCCAGACAAGCGCTTTATTCCTTTTAATGATGCACTTACTTTGTCATACCACCAACGTTCTTTAACGCGCACACCATCTCCGCCCATTGTCATGTTTGCAATGCACTGGTTTTTGGCTTTGTACTCTGCAATCAAGCGCATCTCGTTCTGGTAAGCATCATCTTCGCTGTCGGTTTCGTACAGTATTTCTGCTGTGTAACCATGTTTTTTAACAATGCGTTTCCAAAACTGAGAGCGATTTCCTGTTGTGTACAGCCTTTTGCCTTTACCTTTGCCAATGTAAAAGACTCCATGAGCATCGTTCGAGTGTGCGTAAACGTAGAACTTCATTGCAATCCTTATCTAAGGTTATAGAAACTATAACACCAGATATGGGTTGATGCAATGGTGCTCATTTGGCTTCCTTGATGGTGAGGGTTGACTGACGGATGGAGTAGGCAGGTTTTGCTGGTGTAATTTTTTCTGCACTTTCCTTGTAGTGACGCATGGGCCAGCGCACCACATACTTACCAGCCTTGGCGCTGTTAAAGTCCTGCATCATGGTCTTGAGGCGTGTCTCAGCTTCCACGATCTCACCCTCCAGCTTCTTGATGGCGTCCTTGGTGCTCACAATGTAATGAGCCACGATCTCATACTCTTCACCCAGGTCGATCTCTTCGTCCTTGGCATTAGGGTAAACACGGTCAGCGTCCTTGCTGTCGTGGGGTGGATACCACAGGGGTGAGCGTGTCTCTTTGAACTCGTCAAGGCGAGACTGGAAGTCCTTTGCCGAATAAGCGATCTTGTCCATCGTCTGGATATGTGGCTTGAACAAAAAGATACGCATCTCAATGCCGTTGTAGAGGGTGCCAATGGCTGCCCACTGGTAGCCCGTACACATCATCAGACCCTGCACTTGGATAGGGCCACGGTACAGAGGCACTTCTTCTTCGGGATAACCCTTAGTCAGCTTGGACTCCAGCACACCTGGGCCAATCAGTTCGATCTCATCAGCACCGACGACATAGATGCCAGCAGCAGGGTTGTGCTTGACAATCAAGTAGTCAGGGTCTTTGGATGGGTGACCAATGGCATCAAGGCTGCCACCAAGGGCCAGTGTGGGGTGCTGGAAGGCTTCCTGTGGGAATGTGAAGCGGTCTAGCTTGAGTCGGGCAGACATCTCTGCAATGATGGTAGGTTCGAGCAGGTTGCCCCAATCGGCAGCTTCACCAGCAGCAGTGCGTGGATCGTCACCGTTGATTGCTTTGCAGCAGAACTCCAGCACGTCATTGGGGGTGCTGTATCGGCTGACACCAAACAGGGCAGGCAGTTGTGAGCAGGATAGCTGCTGGTCAGAGGTTAGTTTAGGCATTGTCTTTCTCCACAATTCTAAGAACACGTTGTTGTTTACCAGACCGACCAGGGCGGGTTTCGCCTGTCGTCTGTATGTAGCCCTTGTCAAGCAGCGCACGGAAACGACCAGTGACTGTTGAGTAAGGGAGGTGGGGCAGTGCATCGAGCACTTGGTCTTGGATACATCCATCGTCAAACGTAGCAACGGTTTGGTAAACCAGTTCCTCCGCTGTGACTGTGTTGACTTGCTGGGCAGCATGGATGCTGGTGATCTCAGCATTACGCCGTGCCAGCTTTTGCCAGAATGTTCCAAAGAAGGGTCTTGACATACACATCTCTCCGTACTTGTGAGGTTGATGAAACAGTGATTAGCTATCACTGCGTAATCACTATACCACAGGTGATTCACGGTCTGTCAACACCCTTTTTGTATTCTGTGGCGATTTCGCAACGATACCGCATTTGGTATAGTGGTGGCATGAAAAGACAACTCGTACCCACCATGCTGAGGTTGACCCCAAGGGCTAAGAAGCTACTGGAGACAGCCTCATTCGAGCAACGGCGCTCTCAGGCAGCGGTTGTAGAGCACTTGATCTTAAGTTATCTGTACCAGTACGCAGAGATCAATGACCGCTTGAACATCATGCTGGCGAAGAGGGATGTGCCGTGATTTTGTGAAGCAGCAAGTGGTGTTGCCCAAAAGTAATCCAACAAGTTCCAACGCCATGATACGCAGCAAGACCTACCAAGGAATCCTTTTATGACACTACGCATAGAGTTCCAGATCGAAGGCCCACCGATTGGCAAGGGCAGGCCCAAGGCTGTACGCATGGGCAATGCTGTGCGGATGTACACGCCCAAGAAGACAGCAGAGTACGAGACAGACATAGCGTTTAAGGCTGCCCAGATGATGGGTGACACACCGCCCCTAGAAACGCCTGTGGCGGTCGGAATCAATGCCTACTACCCTATCCCTGCCTCGTGGTCAAAGAAGCGCCAGCAAGCCGCTATGGACGGTTTGGAGATACCAGGCAAGCCTGATCTGGACAACGTAGCCAAGGCTGTGCTTGATGCCCTCAATGGTGTGGTGTATGCCGACGACAAGCAGGTGATTAACCTGTCGGTTACCAAGCGGTACAGCACGTTCCCTCACATTCGTGTCTGGATAGACGAGAGGATCACATGAAAAAAGTGCCTTTAGATGACGTGCTCAACGAGTATCTGTTTCGCATTGAGAGCTTGGAGAACATGGTTCACCAGTTGAGTGAGCACATGGCTGCCCAGAACCACTTGATGCACGTCCTTGCAAGGCAGGTACACAAGATTGCACATGAGAATGATATTGATATTAACCAAAGGTACAACTGATGAAGAAGGCATGGAGGCCAATCAAGAACAACCCCTCGCCTAATCTGCACATCTTATTACAGGGTGAGGCAAGGGAGCTGTACTGGAACTGGCGCATCAAGGTCAGGGCAGAAAACCCAGAGAGGATAGCTTGGTTGAAGGGCTGCCTCATGCGCTGCGACAAGCTGTATGGGGCTGGTGCTGGTGAGAAGGTACGAGACTACATGACCCTGTTCAAGCAAGAGATTGAAGGGGTATAGAAGACATCCCCTTGCTGGTGCGTGAGCAAAGGGGGGTGGGTAAGCAAAAGCCTGTGGTGGTTTTCCAGACTGCCATAGGCTTTTTTGCTGGGGGTTTCGCTGGTGCTGGGTAGGAAATTTTCTGAGCGCCCCTCACCAGGGGGTCGGGCATCCTCGCTCAAGGGGTTTTGGCACCGGATCAGACCAGCAAATGCAAAGGGTTTTGGCAGGCTTCTGGTGCTGGTGCTGGCAGGCTGTTGGAGTGCCTGCAATGGGGCAAAGCTGCTGAAAATTTAAGCAATGGCACAACCTGAAAACAGGCAGACACAGCCCAAAAAACACAGAGGCACACTGTGCCACCTTTTTGGCAGTAGTTGACTGTCTCATAGGGTTTTATAGGTTGACAATGCTTTGTAGTCTTATATGATTTGCAACAGGACACAGCACAGGGTTGTGTCCAGGTGGCAAAACATGGAGATTTACCAATGAATAAACATTCACAGCACTATCTGGAGTTAAACCCAGAGCCGTCCCTCTTTTGGGCTGGTGTGCGTTTCATTGCCTATGCAATCAATGCTGTTGCAGTGGTTTACCTGACCACTGTTGTCCTCTTTTCTTTCTAATGGAGATTTACCAATGAAAACCTCGATCACTGTTTTCCAAAAAGACCTGAAAGCTGTTGCACACGCGATGGCAACTAAAGATGTCCGCTACTATCTGTGCGGTGTGCTGATTCAATCCAACGCAGCAGAGACCAGGCTGGTGGCAACAGATGGACACAGACTCCATGCTGTGCAACACATCGGACAAGATAACAAGATCATTCAAGAGCCTGTGTCTGTAATCCTGCCTCTGGAGATGGTGAAAACCTGCATCAAGGCAAAGGTGGCAAGGCACAACCACTGCCCAGAGATCACGTTTTACATTGATGGGTCTCAGATTGAAGCAGCATTGCCAGATGGCACCAGCATTAAGAGTTTTGCAGTAGATGGCAAATTTCCAGACTATTGCAGAATTCTCAGCTTTCCAATGGAGACATTTACCAACGAAGCAGCAGCCTTTAATCCGTCTTACCTGGTCGACGCAGATCAGGGTCTGCGAGATTATCTTGAGCTGAATAAATCACAGTCGCATGGTCTGTCAATGGCACAGCGAGGGACATCGGTGGGCATTTTGGCCTCTGGTGGTTTTGTGGCTGCTGTAATGCCAACGCGTGCTGAGATGTGCAAGGGTTTTGCGGTGGGTCTGGGTAAGCCTTTGCAGGCACCAGAGGCAATTAAACAGGCAGCATAAGGGGAAGACCATGAAAACCACTGTTTCATTCAGCGATTTTGTAGATGCTTTCCATGCCCACAACAGATACGATCAATTTGGATACGAGGCATTGCGTATTCTGTTTGATTTTCTGGAAGAGTTTGAAGACAGCACAGACACAGACATGGAGCTTGATGTCATTGGCCTTTGCTGCGAGTTCAGCGTCGATCATTACAGCGACATTGCCAGCAACTACGGTATTGACCTGGACCCAGACGACGACGAGCAGGATCACATTCAGGCTGTTTTGTCTTATCTGGAAGATCACACGATCGTCTGTGGGCAGACAGACGACCAGTGCAACATCGTTTATCAATTGTTTTAAGAGGTGCAAGAATGACAACCGAAGAGATCACACTCAACCAGACAGACATTGCCAGGCTTTCAGCCTACATTGCAGCCTACATTGCAGAGGAAAACAGCAGAGGCAATGCAGTTGACAAATACATGGTGGAAGATGCCATTGATGCCTTTATCGGTGGTGCTGACGATTTCCCTGATCTGGTGGATTTCAGAGGCAAGCCCACCAAATGCAGGATTATTCAGAGGCACTCAGCAGGCACAGCAGACATTGAGATGCCCTCTGGCAACTGCTATCGGGTCTCAGGTCTCAGCATAGGGCAAACAGCATGAATGAGACCAAATTTCACCAGTTGGCACTCTTGGCAAGGCTGCGAGACAGCAAAGCAAAGCAGGCTGCAATGATCTATCTCTGCAAAGGTGGCAAGCAGGCAGAGATTGCACAGCAGCTTGGCATTGCACAGTCCACAGTCAGCCAGGCAGTCCACAGGATCAGAATGGCACAGGCACAGGCATTCAGGGCTGCGAGACCCTAAGACCTGACAGAGACCCCATTACAGCCCACAGCAGTGGGCTTTTTTATTGCCTGTTGACAGTGAAGCATAAAATGCAGGCATGGACACAGCATTGATGGCACCAATCCGCATAAAGATGCCAGATGGTGCTCCAAAGATCATTAGAAAAGAGATGCTACCCGATCAGAGGCAGATTGTGGTCTTGCCTCTAAGAGCCTTTAAAGATAAAAGGATCACAGCAGGACAAATGCGCGTCCTGGGTGTCTGTTGCTCTTATGCCAATAAAGCAGGACTGCTGTGGGCTGGACTGGAAAGAATGGGACAAGACCTGGGTATTTCCAAGGTGGCATTTTTCCACCATGTTAAAAAGCTGGAGACCCTTGGCTACATCAAGACTGTTTACAAGGGTTTTGCTGGAGAGAGAGCAGCGACCAGGCAGATCATTTTCAACCCAGACATCACAGCGAGGCAAGCAATGGACAAAACTGGAGCAATCGCACCATTCGCACATGAGCAAAAACAGAAAAGACAGCGAAAAGCTGCCAAGCAATCAGCAAAAAAGCAACAGGAAAGCAGCACAACCACTGTTAATCAACAGCAGGATAACCAATCTCCTATGCAAAGTGTGCATGATGTTATGCAGTTAAAGAATAAAGTGAGTGAAAAGATTTGGCAGTTAGCAGTAGCACGTGCTGGTACTGATAGCGACTACACCAAGCTAAAGGCTGCCATTGATAAGCTGTTGCGCTAAAGCAACACCCCTCTATTTAACATAAAGCCCGTTGTCGAACTAAGCCCTATGCCCCCCTGTTTCGTTTGCTTAAATGGGGGGCTTATGCGTAGATGCTTGCGACTGGCACAGCAGGAAAGGCGACCCTTTGCCCCCCCCGCCCTCGCCTCTGCGTTAGGG